CACGCCCGGGCGGCCGACATACCAGAGATTGTGCCCGACGATCTGCTTGCCGTTCGCCAACAGCACCACCACCGTCGCGTTGGTCAGCGTGGTGAACCCGGTCACATTGACCGCGGCTGAATCGCGGAACTTGCCCGAGATGTAAGGCGCGACCGGCTTCTGCGCATAACCGTCCACCCCGGACAGGCTGGTCATCGTTTCGTTTTCCGCGACCGCCGGGTCCCAGGTGAATTCGATCACCGGCAACGCGCTGCCGTTGACGCTGAATGCGGTTAGCCCGGCAAGCCGCCGGTTGGTCGGCGTGCTGGGCGCCAAAGTCCCTGACATGGATTAGCCTTTATGTGGACTGCTGAAATTGAACCAGGATGCCGACGTTGATGACCTGATCGGAGAAGTCGATCGGCAGATACATCAGGACCTGGCCCTTGGTGCCTGTCGTCGCATAGGCATTCGACGCGAACTTCTGCACGTTCTGCACGATGAAGATGCTCGCCAGATACGCATAGACCGCAACGACCGAACCCAGCATCGCGTTCGGCGTCGTCGCCGGCGATCCGGGGCCGATCGGCGTCCCGTTGCTCACCAGGATTTTGCCCGGAACGATGAACTGGCTGGTGATCTGCGCCGAAATATACCGCGCCGCATACATCGCCTGGAACATGAGGTTCGTGTTCAGGTACGAATTGTCCGGCTGCCCGGATGCGTTCGACTGATAGGTGGTGATCGAGCGGTCGATCTGGCACCGATTCGCGGCGTTCACCGTGAACGTGCTGATCCCGTCGAACAGCAGCGTGTTGCGCTCACCAGGATCAAGCTGCGAGGCGATCGGCGGCGCCAGCAGATTGAGCGACTGCGTCGATACGCCTTGCGCCGGATTGACCCGCAGCCGGATCACATGCGCCGCGCACCAGTCTGCCGCCTCCAGCCAGGCCGGGGTCGGGCTGTCGTAGAACCCCAGGATGCTCGCATGTTGGTCGTTACGCCCGGTGCCGAACGTCGTCTGGTTGGAGAAGGTGCCGCGATAGGCCGCGAAGACATGCCCGTACAGCATGTTTTCCGCCGCCCAGCGGCCCGACGAGTCGGACAGGAACGTCTGCAACGCATTCAGGCTGGTCGTGTCGGTGTAGGGCAGCGCGATATAGTCGAAAAGCTGGACGCCGAGATTGGCCAGCAGCGTGGTCAGGATCGGATTGACGGTGCCGCCCGAGAACGGCGTGATCGTGCAGCCCACCCCCGGCGGCATGGTCTCGCCATTCTGCGCGCCGTAATAAGCGAACCTGATGTCGATGTCGTTCAGCGCGAGGCCCTTGTGCAGCGCGGTCAGATCGACCTGATACGCGTGCGTCCCGTCCACCGCGGCCGAACACACAATGCCCGAGGCAGCGGCGATCGCGGCGGCGACGTTAGTGGCAATCGTCGTTGCCGTGTCGCCCTGGTTCACCGCCACCGGGACCGACACCCCCATCAGATACATCGGCAACGTCCAGGCCGCGGTCGCAGGGCCGGTGAAACTCAGGTTCCCCGTCGCCGCGACGCCGCCGCTGGCGTCGGCCAGCGGGCCGAGCCACACCTCGCCGAACGGGTCCATCGCACGATACGCGGTATACATCAGCGCCAGCATCGAATTGACGCCGCACAACAGGTTCACCTGCGCCTGGCTGTACGCCTGCACCGCAATGTTCGGCGTCGCGGTGCCCGACCCGAGGATCTGGCCGATCAGCAGCGCACGCTGATTCTGCGTCGCGGTATTGGCCTGGCTGGCGTCAAACTCGGCATTGACGCCCGAGGGCCGCCAAGTCAACGACGGGAAATACTTGAAGGCAAGCGATCCGCTCATGTGCGCACCTCATCAGGCGCCGCTTCGAACGGTTCGGCGGCGATCACATCGCCGTCGCGCAGACGCCGGTTCCAGAACTGTGTTTCGGGTACGTCCGCGCCGGAATCCGGCAAAAGCCGGCCGTTCGGCGCGCGCACCGCAAGCGGGCGGTCGCGGTCATCCTGCCGCGAACCGGGTTTGACGAACATGATGAACTCCTGAATGGAAAGTGCCGCCGGCAATCCCGCATTGCCTCAGCGTGCGTTTTTGCGCGAATGGGCTCGCGGCGCCGGCGCTACTAATCCGCCGAAGCGGTGTAAGTCATGTTGAGAACCGTCGCGCCGCTTGCGGTCACCGTCCCGGACCCATAGATGCCGGATGAATCAGCGGCGAGCGTGGGCGAGGTCACATTGCTGCTTGAATTGACCAACAGAGTGACCGCCGGCACCCACCGCATCGGCGTCGCATAGGACGATATCGCCAGCACACTGGAAGCGGCGACGCCGTAGCCGCCCCAGTACACCTGCCCCGTCTGGTAATACCGCTGGCACTGGCTCAGTTCGGAGCCGATGTTGCGCGCCTCAAGCGCGGTCGGCGTCGTTCCCACCTCCAACTGAATGCCCCACAGCGTGAACGTCCCCGACTGCACCCCAACACCAAGCGAGGCAGAATCGATGCTGCCCGACGACAGAGTGAACGCCAGTTGCGTCGAAGAATCGCCGTTCGTCCCCAGCGTCTTGCCCGACGTGCTGGCCAGCGTAAACGTTCCGCTGTAGCGCGCCCAGTTCGTGCCGATGGAGAACGTTGTGGGTGAGGTCGCGGTCCCGGCGCTTGGCGAGCCGCCACTGCCGAAAAACTGCGCCAGATAGACCCCCAGGCTCAGCGCGGCGCTGGCCTTGGCATAGAACGATACAGTAACGGTTCTGTTGGCAAGCCGCCGGACGTCCTCCATCCGCTGCAGTATCTCACTGTAGGAGGATGAACCCGAATTGCCAGCCACCACGATTTGCAGTGCGCTCTCTGCATATTCGTCGCCGATGGCAGCGCGGTCGGCATCAGCCAGCGTAACGACACTGATGCTGTCGGTGTCGAGGTAGAAAGTCGTTTGCCACCGGTCGGCGGTAAAGCTCCCGGCCGTTGTCCACGGTCCCTGGCCGCGCTGCTGAACCATGAAGCGGCCGTTGACAATCTGGTTGCGGCCCTGGTTGGCGGCAACACCCAGCGAGACAACGGCGTCCGCCGCGGTCGCGAAAGCGGTGGTCGCCACAGCGGTCGAGTTGGTACCGGGCGTTTGCGTGGTCGCGATGGCCGCGCCAAGCGACGGGGTTCCGGTGAACGCCGGGCTGGCAAGCGGTGCGGCAAGCGACACCTGCGCTTGCAGCTTGCCCAGCGCGCTCAGCACCGTGTCGGCCGCGGTGACCACCGCGCTCGATGCCGTGCTGAATCCGGCCAGCACAACACTGCGAACGTCCGACGGAAATGTGGAAAGCCGCAGCATCGGGCGTCAGCCGATGATCGTCACGGTGTACTGACCCGTAGTGGGTGCCGTCGCGAACGTAATGGTCGAGGTGGTCGCCGACGTCGCTGCCACGTCGCACTCGACCCCGGAATAGGGTGTGGCCGACTGGCGCACCTGCATGATCACGTTCTGTGTGCCGAGGTTGTGCGTCACGACATAGGACGTGGTGCTGCCGTCGCCGAGCGTGGTGGAATACTTGCGCGCAACGACCGTGGTATCGACCGACACGCCGCCGGCCGCGACGACGATGCCGCCACCACTGACCGGGTTGACCGCGAACGCCGAACCCGCGAGCGAAATGCCGTTGCCGGCGCTGTACGGCGATGCGGCGCCGAACTGCACGATGGTGATGTTCGTCGTGCCGATGGTGATGGTCGCGGTGTTCGAGCAGCGCCACTGTGTAGCGCCATTGACGGTGCCGTTGACCGCCAGCCACATCGCCCCGGGTTCCATCTCGCCGGGTGCGGTGCCGTCATCGGTGACGCGCGACCAGGCGCCCGAGGCGGCATTATAGACGCCGTTGGCCGTCGCCGCGGTCTGGCCGACGCACAGCACGCGATCGCCCGAGAGCGTGGTGTAGCCGTCGAGCGTTTGCAGGCCCGACAGGGTAATGTTCGAAGTGGCGATCACCTGCACCGGCGGCTTGCTCGCGATCCCCGCCGCGGCACTCTGAATCTGCGCGATGACCCAGGAATACTCCGCGCTGTCGCCGGCCGTTGTCGGCGTTGGCAGCCCGGTCAGCTTGTAGCCTCCCATCGCGATATTGGCGATTGGCGTGGTGAACGTGCTGAGCGGGCGGCCGTTGACCCAGGCGTATTCCGCGCTGTCGCCCGGCGCCGACGGCGTGGCGAGGCCGGTCAGCTTGAACCCGGCCATCGCGATGTTCGCGCTCGGCGCCGCGAACACCGACAGCGGTCGCGACAGCACCCAACTGTATTCGGCGCTGTCGCCTGCGATGGTCGGCGAGGTTGACAGCCCGGTCAGCTTGAACCCGCCCATCGGCACGTTGGCGGTGTTCGCCGTTGCGGCGGCGATGGTGTTCAGGTTGCGCCCGACCACCCAGGAATATTCCGCCGCCTGACCAGGCGCGCTCGGTGCCGTGTTCAGCCCGGTCAGGGTGAACCCCGCCATCGCGATGTTCGCGGTCGGCGCGGCGAACGACGACAGGCTGTACGCCTGGATCGTGCTTTGGAAACCGGCGATAGCCGAGGTCGGGATGCCCGATGTTTTGGTGGCATCCGTCGTCACCCAGGAAGTACCGTTGTAGATGAAGGCACAACCGATCGACGTATTGAAATAGCCCTGCCCGGCGACAGGTGATGACGGCGCAGCGCTCGCGTTCTGGAGGACCGCGCTCAGCAATTGGTTCTGATTGAGATTGATCGAAGTGAGAAAGCTGCGCGCCACGGATGTTATCCTCTAATTCAAATAGGCGGTGCCGGTGAGTGCGGCGGAAAAGGTCAGCGTGATCTGATTGGCCGAGTCATAGGAAATGTCGCCCTCGGTGACTGTGCCGCTGTTGCCGACAACCACGACGATCGGGAAACAGTTCATGTTGTGAACAACAACCCACGTCTCCGATGGCGTTTCCTGGGTAAAGACGCTGGTCGCGATCCCCTTCGCGCCAGCCATCGCCTCATTGGCGAGCAACTGCGCCGCGACTGAATTGGACAGCGCCGTCGCCGCGTTCGCCGCCGCCGCCGAGGCGCCGGCCTGCGCAGAGCTCGCCAGCGTGCGGATCGCGGCCACGTCGGCCGCCAGGGCCTTCAGGCCGGTGGCGATCGTCATTGCCAGAGGCTCCCGTCATCCCAGTCGAATTCGTCCCAGACCGCGGCCGGCTCCAGGGCGACGGCTTCCGCAACGATCGGCGCGGCCAGATTGGCCGGGTCGTCCGGCTGTATCGTTTCGGTAACGTTGGTCAGCGGATCGCCGCGCGGGATGAACCCGTCGGCGTCGGTGATCGTCGCGTCGAAGCTCATGCGGTACATCCAGAACAGCCGGGCGCGGTCGAACGACAGCAGTTCACCGCCGGCGTAATACAGTCCGCGTGCGCCGCGGTTCGGATCGATCAGCCAGTTCAGCAGCGCACCGAACAGCGCGTATTTCATCGCCTCGGCCTGGCTCACGCCGCCCTGGCCGCGCCGGTCGGCCGTCGCATCGAACTCGACGATGATGCCGACGGTTTCGGTGACCGTCTGTGTGTTGCCGTCCAGCAGGTCGTTGTCCGCGGCATCATCCTCCAGCGGAATGACCACTGCCGCCGGATAGGCAAACTTGCCGGTCTTCGGGTCGGTGATGGCGATCACCGACTCGACGCCGGTGTCGAAATCAGCGGCGCCCCCAACGCGGCCGCCCAGCGCCGGGCAATACTGCCGGAGCTGCTGGATCACGAGCGAAATGTCCATTCGAGGCCCGGCTTCAGGATGGCCGTGAAATATCGTTAAATTGCGTTAGCCGCATCGGCGCCAGCGGCACGGTGCGCGACACCCTGCCCGCCAGATGGCCGGTCTCGATCAGGCGCTGCACGATGAGCATGGCGCGATCTTGCGCGATACGCTTGTCGTCCTGCCACAGGCCTTCGGTGCGCGCGACTATATCGACGGCGGGGTGAACCAGATCCATTGGTCAGTCCAGGCTCACCGAAACGTCCCTGCGGGGACTCGGCAGACAAAACGGCTGCCACCGGCTGACCTATCCCGAAAACTGTCCATTACGCCTTGCCTCGTTGAAACTTCAAACCGCTCATCACCGCATCGCGCACCCGCTCAGCAAGCCCGTTCGCCACCACCTGATCCAGCGCCGGCTCCATGAACGGATGCGGCGCCAGGATGCGCGTCTGCGAAACCGCACTCCGCCTCATCCGGTTCACCCCGCGCAATATCTTGCCGTTCCGACCGATCGCGCCGGCCAGCAGGATGTTCGCCTTGTTGTGCGTGTCGCCGCCGCCGCCCTTGGCGCCCTTTTCCAGGAACAGCGCATAGAACGCCCCGTCCTTCGCGGCGGCGATATCGCGGATCACGACGCCCTCGCCGTCCCGGCGCAGCTTGACCTTGATCCCGCGCGCCAGGTTCCCCGAACGGCTGACCGGCGGTGCTCCGGCGGCCGACTGCCGCTTGGCCTTCCGCTTCGCCGTCGCCCCGCCCGCCCGGATCATCGCCCGCGCCCTGGCCGCCACCTCGTTGCCGGCACCGCGCATCACCGCGCGCACCTGGTCCTTCCCGGCAACGATCGTGTAGCCGGGCGGCACGCTGATTTTGAGGCGCACGCCCATCAGACGTCATCCGCCTCCATGGCGCGCCGAACCCGGCCGCGCAGCGGCCATGCAACCGTCATGACACCGGCGAAAGAGGGTTGTTCAGTCAAGTCCGTTGCTCCAGTTCGCAGTCCATTCTCAGGAACCGCTGGCGCCCATCGATCGGCATCACCCGGCGCACGCGGAACCGCTCAATCATTTCGCTGCTGTCCGGCCGCTTCGTGACCCGAAAAACGACGCAGGCCGTATCGACCCAGTCCAGCCAGCGAATGATGATCTTATGCGTCAGAGGCGTATCGACCTGCTCGGCGGCATAGAACGTCATCGGCCCGATCGGCTGCACATCGGCCCGCACCGTTTGGGTTCTGGCGATCGTTTCGAGGATTCCGGCGCTGTCGGGGTCCGCCGCCTGCTCGCGCGTCGCGATCGTCACCCGCCAGCGCAGCGCGCCGATCCGCACCGCGTTCGGGTCGGGCCCGGACTCCGGCCCGGCTCGGTCCGCCATCACGGCAACGGAACGTCAAACCGCGTGTAAATGCCCCTCTCGATTCGGCCTAGTTTCGCCATCGTCGCCCGGCACGCGGTGTTGCGGATCGACGTACCGCTGGCGATTACAGGCCGCTTCAACTCGACCGCCTTGGCGACCAAAACGTTCCACATCGCAGTGTAAACGCCCTGCCTTCGGTGCTCGGGCAACACATATGCCAGGGGAATGAAAAGCTGGTTGCCCCACTCCTGATCGATCCAACTCAGCGCGCCGATCGGCATGCCGGCGTCAGAAAAGGCCACGATCGCTTTGTGATCCCAGCCAATGATGATCGTTCCGTCGGTCAAATCAGCCGTCAGCAGCTCATGCCATCCGCGGACAAGCAGCGGCAGCGCCTGGGTTTGGCAGACGGCTTCATAATGTTGGATTTGCATCTATCCACCCAGAAATTGCAGCCGGTGACGATCGAGCAGCCACAGCACCGCTTCCGGCATAGCGCCGCCCGTATCGCCCTTGTGCTCATACAGAAACGCAGTCGTCATCATGATCGCCTGCGCGATCGTCGCCGGCACATCCCCCGGCGCGCCGTAGCCAGCAACCATCGAGACCTGAATGTGCAGCAGCCCAGTGTCCCGCACGGCAAACCCCCCGCTCAGCACCGTCTCCGGGCCGATCAGCAGCGTCGCCGGTTCCAGCGCCAGGTCGGCGACGTAGCCGAGGATCACCGCGGGCGGCGTTAGCGGCAGCGCGGCGGGGGAAATCACCGTCGCGTTGCCCAGCTCATCGAGCGTCGTCACCGAGACAATCGACTGTACCGGACAGCGGGGCAATTCCAGCGGTCCCCGCAGCCGGCTTTGCTCATGCCGAAGCATCGACGACGGCCGCACCGTCCAGAGGACGGTCTGGGTCAGCAGCGCCCGGCTAAGGTAGCCCTCCGCCATGATCCGAGCCGCCGTCAGGTAGTGGGCCAGCAGGTCGTCGTCCGCGTTGCTGTCGATCCGGCAGTGCGACTTCACCTGTTCGATTGTCACCGGCTCCCCGGCCGGCGGGGTCGTCACCTGCAACGTTGTCCGCATCGGCCCGTCTCTCCTTGCGCCGAGGCGCCTTTACGTCGCGCGTCAGATAGTCGCCGCGTCTGATCATGGTACGTAAACCTTGCTGCGAAGCTGCTCAGCGGAACAGAAAACCGGCATAAGGCGTTCTCCAACAGAGAATTTGTCCTTGATTGGCTGACAAATTCTCTATAAGAGAATAGCCATGCCATTGATCGTCATCCCAGCCGCAATGAAGCAGTTGAAGGCCATGCCAAAGGCTGATGCCAGCCGGATTGTAGAAGCACTTGAGCAGGTTGCCGCCGACCCGAACACCCGCTTTTCTTTCGTCACCGAGATGGTCGGCCAACCAGGCACATGGCGGCTCCGCAAAGGCGACTGGCGTGCCATCTACACGATCGAAGGCAACGATGTCGTTGTCACACGCATTGGAAACCGAAAGGATATCTACCGATGAACGCGATTAAACTGCTGGCCGAAACAATCGACACCGTGACGATCAGCCGGACAGATCTCGAAAGCCTGATCCAGGCGGCCGAAGACGCCGAGGACATGGCCGCGGTCCGCATGCGCCGCCGCCACGAAGAAAGCGCCGGCGGCTATGAAATCGCAAAGGCCGGCTATCTCACCGGCGACGAGGCCAAGCGCATTTTGGCAGGCGAAAGCCCGGTTCGAATCTGGCGCGAAAAGCGCGGACTGACGCAACGCGCGCTTGCCCAGGCCGCCGGAATGCAAGCTGGCTATCTCAACGAAATCGAGAACGGAAAGAAACCCGGCAGTCTAGCGGCCCATACCGCCCTGGCAGCCGCCCTGGGGGTTGCGCTCGATGACCTCGCTTGATCGAGGCAATCAAACCCGGCCGTGGCAAACAAAAGAAGCCCGCCAACGCCATGATCAAAGCATCTCGCTCCGCGTCACGAGATTGATCACGGCCCCCGCCACCTGCACAACCGGTGCCCCCAGCGTGCCACTCCGCACCTGCACCATGTTGACCCCGCGCCAGACATACGAAGGGTCGGCCAGCGGAACGATGAACTGACCGGCCGCCGCCTGCACCGTCACCTCATTGCCGGCGCCGTCGTACAGCTCCTGCCACGTCACACCACCGTCCGGGCTGACCTGAAACGTCAGCGGCGCCGCCGTCCACGCCGCCGGCATCGAAATTCCGACCAGCGTCAACGCGCCCAGCGCGCACGGGCCAGACAGCGAGGCCCCGGCCGCGATCGTCGCCGGGTTGAGAGTAATGCCGACCGAGAACACGGCTCAGACCCGATCGGACGCGGCTTGGATCACGTCCACCTGCATCGTTCCGGTGCCAACTCCCGACGCCTTGTAAACCGAGAAATACGGCTGCAGGACCGAGTTCGGCGCGGTTGCGGCGAAGCTGAAATAATGCGCCGTGGACACTTCGACCCCGTCCACGAAGAAGCGGACATTCGTCACGTCAGAGGCATCGATCCGAAACAC